CCGCAGGACATTTTGGTGGATAGATATTGCGATCCATACAATCTTCACTCCTCACGGTTTCTGATTCACTCACATATTTTTATGCCGTTATCCTCGCTGGAAAAAGATAAGGATTATGACCAAAAAGCGGTGGCGGAATTGAAAGAATGGCACGCTACGAATCAAGGATTGATAAAGAATGTGACTAATCAGAGAATGCTCACCGAAAAGAACCGCAAGATGACTAACATGGGGGTGCCGGATGTAGACAATCCCATACTTGGAGAAGTGATAGTCGAACTTAGTCTGCACTTTGTTTTTAGGAAAGAGGGGAACGGGGAAGAACAGATTTGGTTGTATGTTGAAGCTGATGACCAGAAGATTTTAATGAAAAGGAAACTGGAAGAAGTGATCGGCGCGACCAAAGATCATTTCTTCAGAAACCATTACCCATACGTCACTTGGGCTGGCGATGTGGAGAAGCAGGACTTTTGGAGCGATGGCAAAGGAGATTCCGTTAGACCGTTGAATAAGGTGCTAGACTCTTGGTTCTCGCAACTTGTCGAGAACCGGACGTTGAGAAATTTTGGGATGCACTACTATGACTCAACGATTGAGGGTTTTGTTCCTTCAACTTTTAATCCTATCCCTTGGGGTTGGTATGGAGTACCGGGTAAGCCAGATGAGGTGATGAAGAAAGTGGAGATTCCGGATTTATCGGAGTCTTTGGATGAAATGAACTTTATCATGCAGATGATTGAAAGGGGCACGGGGGCTACGGCTACCCAACAGGGGGTCCAGACTGAAAGCAGAATTACTTTGGGGGAAGTGGAGTTGGCGTTAGGCCAGGCCCAAGAGAGGTCAAAGACTGTTTCTAAGTTTTACACCCAAGCCTGGCTGGATCGGGGGAATATGTTTATTAAATTGATTGAGGCGGCCAGTGACAGATTGGATGTTGTGAAAGTTTATAAGGAAGGTAAGAATACTCAAGATATTTACTCTCGTGAGATAAGTCCCAAGGATTGGATAACAGCCTCCGGCTATCGGTGTCGGGTTTGGAGCCAGGACGAAAGAAACAAGCAAAGCACCGACACTCTACAGAAACTAAACGCGGTGAAAGCGGTGATGCCGTTTAACAAAAAACTGAATGAAGTATATCAAAGAAAATTATTGGAGTTCGCCAGTCTCACGCCGGAGGATACTAATGCTATAATGCAGGAAGAAAAGCAAACTGTGGAAGCTATGCAACAGATGCCCGGTATTCAACCAATGGTTCCATCGACAACGCAACCTATTATTGGTCCCCAACCTGCACAAGTATGAGTATCGTGGATGATTTACTCTCGAAAGTCGGCCTTACATATGATGAGCTTAAACCGGTAGAAAAAGAGACGCTTAATACTTGGTTGCAGGCACTTCAGCAGTCGGAGTTGAATGTAGGGGTGATTAAACAATATCTTGCTACCATGCGGGATGGGGTAGAGCAGGAATTGACCAAGACTGGTAACACTAAAGATCAAGACATTTTTTTGAAAGCCAGACTGCGGAATTATATGTTATTAGAGGCGTTTTTGTCTACGCCGGAAAAAGCTAAACAGCAAATGGAAAAAGCGGTGTCTGGACTGGCTAATTCTTTGAGATGAGGTGAGTATTATGATGCACGGAAAACACAAAAAAATGGGAAACGGGAAAAAATTAACCAGCGCCAAAGCCAAGAAGATTTTGGCCGATGGCATGGTTCGGGGTCACAAATTAACTGGTAAACAGAAAAAGTTCATGGGCGCGATTGTCGGTGGCCAAAGACCGCGAAAGAGTAAGAAAGCTTGACATCCGATAATTTTGTTATCTAAGATTGACATACTTAACGCCAAACCCCGCAAGGGACGGTAAAATGCCAACACATACGAAACCTACCAAGGAAGAATTAGAAGCAGGAATCTTGAAAGCGCAGGAAGAGGCTGAAGCATTGAAAGATAATCCACCCATTGACGAGCCTGTTCTTGACCCGAAACCAGATCCAGAACCTAAGCCAGAGTCTGAAGTCGAACCAGAGCCAGCGCCGGAGCCTGAACCGGAAGTGGACAGACTAAAAAAGAAGTTTTCTGCTTCTGCCAGAGAAAACCAAAAGATTCTAGCTAAGAACAGGAAACTTAATCAGGCGATTGATGAGACTAATGAGATACCTGAACCTACAGAAGAAGAGTTGACGAAAGAATATTCTGAATGGGACGTGATGGATGATATGTCTAAGAAACTTGCCAAAGAGGCTGTAATAAGCAAGAGATTTAGAGAGAGGATTGTCCAAGCCAGGGAAGAGGGGAAAAAGATAGAGAAGTGGAATGAAAAGGTGGACGAGTTTACGGAAAACCCCCAAACACTAATAGATAATCCTGATCTGGAGGGCAAAGTTGAAGAATTTAAGGCGTTTGCGACTGAAGAATCTAATAATAGTGTGCCGTTTAAGATTTTGATTGGAGCATTTTTACATGAAACTCAAGTGGCTAAACCAAAAAACAAAGGTAAAATGTTTGAGGTGGGTTCCGGTGGGCCGAATGACAACCTCAAGCCTAAGTCGGACAAATTGTCTGTTGATGAAGCGCGTCAGCTCCGTAAGAATGACTATCCCAAGTATGTGGAGTACCTACGGGCCGGAAAAATTGACCTGGAAACTATTTAGCTTTAATTTTGGTACTTGACAGCAAATAGTTTTGACTTTTATACTCTCAATTAGATCGAAAAATCTTCCTAACCTCCAAGTGAGACGGTAAAAGAATCTTCAATCTTTTACCAAAATGTCAGCATACGCAACAAAAATAGCCGAAGGATTTTCCCAGAGATTGATGTTGGAGTTCTACGACCGGAATTTGGTGGATTCAATTGTAAACCGCGATTATGAGGGTGGAATTAACGCAGTAGGTTCTAAATTAAACATTCTTAACTTAGACAGGCTTTCTGAAAAGACTTACACCGGAGCCAATTTAACGGCAGACTCTTTGACAGAAAACAACGCTACTTTAACGATTGACCAATACAAATCCTTCTATTGGAAAGAATTAACTCTTGATCGCTGGCTTTCTTACATCAAGAATCCTCATGCGACTGTTGTGTCTCAAAAAGCGGACGAGAGGTCAAAAAATGTGGACTCCTTTGTCTTTGGCCTATATGGAGATGTGGGGGGCGGAAACTGGGTAGGAACTGACTATACGACTGGCACTGTTACGGTAGATGTAACAACTGGGGCTGTAACTGGATCTGGAACTACCTTTACCTCCGCAATGGTTGGAAGTCCATTTAAAGCAGACGGACACTCCGTGTGGTACAGAGTTAAGACTTACACCTCTGCTACCTCAATTGTTATTGAGGACGACCTGGATGACGCAACTTCTGCTTACACTGGTGGAGCTATCGCTGGTGGAGCAACCTACACAATTCAGGCTGCGACTGTTCTGCAAATTACTACGGCTAATCTTTTGAACAATGTTGCTAAATTAAAGCAAGCCCTGGATCTGTCTGAAAAGAATGGTTACTCAAGCGTGCCCGACTCTGACCGCTGGCTGATTGTTCCCCCGGAGTTTGAGACACTGTTGGTGCAAGGAACCGGCATTGCTCTACACGTGCCGGCAGTCTACGAAGGATTGGTGCAAAAGGGCATGATTACTGAACTGCAAGGATTTAAGGTATTTAAGTCTAATCGTCTGACTGGCGACAACACCGATGGATACAGAGTCTTGGCTGGACATTCAAATTGGTGTACTTTTGCCGAGAAACTGCTCGAGGCAGACATTGAGGAAGATCTAATTGGAAACTTTGGATCTGCATACAAAGACCTCTTTGTATACGGGGCTAAAGTGACAGACGCCCGCAGGCATTTTGCTGCACAGGGCTTCTGGAAGTTCTAATCGTAGATCTCTAAAATTTATAGTCCAGTTTCTCTTAAAGCCTAGAGTTTTAAGCCTAGAGTTTAATGATCTCCAGGTTTTAACGAAAGGCTTTTTTCATTATCATGGCTATATTCAAAATCAAATCAGATTTACCGAAAGCGACCAGAGACGAGATCGACAGGGTTCTCGCGATTTCTAGTGCCAAGAGGACGACCGCCGAGGCTAATTTCCTGGCGGCACTGCTTCCTTACCAAATTAACGCCATACTCCGATGGGATACCGACCAGATTTATAATGCCCAGACACCAAACGCTCAACTCTCCACTGACTTGATTGCTGAAGCAGAAGGCGACAGTTTGCCTACGGGAGACTCTGGATTCAAAAGAGGTGCGCTTTTTTACAAGCTGAACAAAGACGGGAACAGGATATTTGTCAATGTGGGTACAAGTACATCTGCTTCTTGGGAACTGATAACCTCGGCTACAACCACTGATCTGTCTTCTTCGGTATCACCATCGGTTTCTCCAAGCGCTTCTCTTTCGCCATCTGCCAGCGCTTCCCCATCAGGAAGCCAGTCGCCATCCGCTTCGGCATCCAAATCTGCGTCTGCGTCAGAATCTCCCAGCTTGTCTCCGTCTGCTAGCGCTTCTTCATCCGTGTCGACTTCGTTGTCCCCATCTGCCAGTGCTTCTAAATCTCAAAGTCCGTCAACTAGCGCTTCAGCTTCCAAGTCAGCGTCAGCTTCGCCATCTCTTAGTCCGTCTGCTTCTGCCAGTGGTTCAGCCTCGGCCTCTCTTAGCCCATCAGCTTCCGGGTCTGCTTCTGGATCGGCCTCTGCTTCAGCATCGGGTTCTGCTTCGGCGTCTGCGTCTCTTAGTCCTTCGGCTTCTGGGTCGGCTTCAGCCAGTGCGTCTCTTTCGCCATCTGCCAGTCAATCACCTTCAGCCAGTGCAAGTGCCTCCCTTAGTCCATCAACTTCGGCGTCTGCTTCTGGTTCGGCTTCAAGTTCGGCGTCGTTATCTCCATCTGCATCAGCTTCAGCTTCAGGATCGGCCAGTGGTTCAGCTTCGGCGTCCAGGTCTGCCAGCCCATCTGCTTCAACTTCGCCATCAGCGTCACCGTCGCCATCTTTACCTTTCTAGTCTAAAAATATATGCAAGTAATAAACTACGACACAATCAAAACGGGAGAAATAGCGGGATCGCTTTCGATTGCCCAGCTTCCGGATATTCCCTGTGTAATGGTTAAGATTAAAGCTAAGGCGGGAAACTCTGGCAAGGTATATGTTGGTGGAGCGAGCGTGACTGTTGTAGATGGAGAAACTGATACTACTACTGGTTACCAATTAGTTGCTAGTGCAGACACCGACTGGTTATACATCGGGAATTTGAATCAGCTTTATGCTATTTGCGACACGGGTGGCGATGGTTTGGTTTACATCGCTCTTATGTCAAAAATAACCGCGGCCTAGTTGACACACACCTCTTTTCATGGATATAATGGAAGACAATGTTGTCAGTGATAGTTCCGAGCCGGAACTCCCCATTTTTGACCCACACGATCCAAGATATTCTGGCAAAAGCGGAAGGCGAGATAGAAATAATCGTAAACATAGACGAGAAAGAGCCGGACACCAGAGTAGAGGATTCAAGAGTCACCTATCTTCATCCGGACGCTCCAATAGGTTTGAGACAGGGTATTAACGCTTGTGTGGTTATCGCCAAGGGAAAGTACATAATGAAGACAGATGACCACTGTATGTTTGGTCCTGGGTTTGACAGAATCCTTGTAGAAGCCCATTTGGACGACAAGTGGGTACAGATACCCCGTCGGTATTCACTGGACGCCGAAAATTGGAAAATAAACGAGACTAGACCACACAAGGATTATATGTATATTGATTTTCCGAGAAAGGGGAAGGACCATGATGACGGGATGCACGGCGTAGAATGGTTTGAGAGGCAAAGAGAGCGGACTGATCTTAAACATGACATAGACGACACTCCCTCGATGCAGGGATCGTGTTATTTTATGACCAAAAATCATTTCGACAACTTTTTACATGGAATGAATGAAGAGGGGTATGGTCAATTTTCCCAAGAATCGCAAGAAATTGGGTTCAAAACATGGTTAGGTGGTGGAGCAATGAAAGTCAACAAGAAGACTTGGTATGCCCACCTGCATAAGGGCAAAACTTATGGGCGGATGTATAGTATTCCCGGCTGGAATGATTACACGGTCAAGGCTTCGGCTTGGAGTGCGGAATACTGGTTGAATAATAGGTGGGAAGGTAGGGTACATGATTTTGAGTGGTTTATTGATGAGAAGTTTCCGGGGATGCCAACATGGCCAGTTAATTGGAAGGCTGAGATATTCGGAATGGGGTGGATATTATGAAATGGATAGTTTTTCTTTTGGCTGCTACTTATGGTGGTTTTGCATCATTATCTGGAAACGTGGCAGCAGTATTATACTCAATCTTTATTATGTTAATAGTTTTATATGGATAAAATTAAATTTTATATTGGAAAGAAATTTGTTGGTCTATCTAATAGATTTGGGTTGATACTCTCTTTTGAAGAAGCGGGAGTATTTTTTATAATCCATTGGAAACATACAAGACAATGGATTGGTATTGGGATAAAACCAAGATATTTAGATAATAGATCAACTAAAATATGAATGATTTAGATAAATTAGCGGTCAAATACGGAGCCGATAAATGGGGGAAGCATCACTATACCCCTGTTTATTATGAGATGTTCAAAGATCGCCGAGATTCAGTAAAGAAAGTGGTTGAAATAGGAACTGGTGAGGGAGCAAGTATTGCCATGTGGAATGATTTTTTTCCTAATGCTCAAATATATGGTGCAGATATTGATCCCAAGCGAGTTACTTTACCCATGACATATCCTCGTATCACAATAACCAGATGCGATCAAACATCCGACGACGATCTTATTGATTTGTTAAATTCAACGGATTCTGATATTGATCTGTTTGTTGATGATGGTTCGCATAAACCAGAAGATCAAGTATTTACTTGTGAACAAATAGTCCCGAGTTTAGATGCAGGAGCGACTTATGTGATCGAAGATGTAGCTGATGAAACTATTTTTGAGAAGATTAAGAGTAGATTTAGTTACTATGATTGTCAGATGGTTAAACTTGGAAAGCGATATGATGATAGGTTAATTATTATTTACAAAAATGGCTAAAGTAAGTATTATTATTCCAGCAAGGGGGGAAAAATACGAGAATCTTAGTAGAACTGTTGATAGTATATATGAAAATGCCACTGGAGAATTTGAAGTAATAATTGGATACGATGGGCCACCGTACTACTATGCAACAACCCAAGAGAACATGAAGACGATCAATTTCCCAAGCATTGTTGGCATAAAGACCAACATCAACGCTATGTGTGCTATGGCTACTGGAAAGTATATCTATAAATCAGATGCTCATTGTTCGTTCAGTAAAGGTTTTGATGAAGTTCTACAGGCAGACATGAGAGAAGATTGGATAGTCACCCCTCGGTTCTATGTGCTTAATGGTGAGACTTGGCAGTGGCAAGACGATAGATTTTATGATTACTTTTATTTGTGTTGCCCATTCACCGACCCCAAGGGATTCAGGTTTAAGGCTGGAGGCCACTGGCCAGAGAGAACCCAAGAGAGGTTGTTAAGCCATCCAGACATAGACGAAACACCCCAGATTCATGGAAGCGGTTGGTTTGTATCTAAAGATTATTACTTCAACACCTTGGGTGGATTCCCGAACATTGATCCCTATGGTCACGCCCAAGAGCCTATCTGGCTGGGATTGAAGAACTGGTTGGCCGGAGGCAAGGTCATGGTCAATAAGAAGGCGTGGTATGCCCATTTACATCAGGATAATGCCAAGAGGGGCTACCACATGGGTCGGGAGCAGGAGAAGGTAAGCTACGACTTGGCGGCAAACTATTGGGTCGGTGATAAGTGGCACGAAAGGAAACACGACTTTAGTTGGTTTGTGGAGAAGTTTATGCCCATGCCAAGTTGGAACACTGATTGGAAAGAGGTTCACCTTCGGCACCTGTTTGACAACCAATAATTTGTGTGTGTAAGATTGTGGGTGAAACATGGATGACTTCAAAACACTAGATTTTTACGAAGCGCTGAAAGCGGTAGCTGATGGCAGAAGGATTACCAAACTCGAATGGATGGACAAGCGGAGTTATGGGTTTATGCGGGAGGGGTTGTTGGAGCTTCACAAAGCCGGGGAAACAGACAACAACTTTCATGCCTGGATTCTGAATGACGGGGATTTGGCAGGGCTTGACTGGATCGTATTACCTATATCCAACTAATATGAAAGTAGGGATAATCGGTTTGGGTTGGGTAGGAAACTCAATGTCTAAATTGTTTCCGGATAATTATGTATATGATCCTGC